TACATCACTCATTACAAAGACAGTTACTTCACCAGTGATTATTCAGGGTGGAACTATTCACCGACTGAATTAGGCAAACAGTGGATTGAGTTCAAGATCAGCGACATCACAAAGAAGATGGACGCTGCTGATTACCTTGACTTGCCTGACTGTAAAGTGACGAACATGATGGTTGACCTACCTGCCAATGCACGTAAGGCATACGAGGAAGTTGAAAAGAATATGTTCACCCAACTTGATTCAGGTCAAGAAGTGGAAGTGTTCAGTCGCTCATCGGTGTCGAACAAATGCTTGCAGTTCTGCAACGGGTCACCGTACCTGAGCAGTGAGTCACCAGACTACGAGTCAGTGCATGATGCTAAACTCGACGCACTTGAAGAAGTGTTGGAAGAAGCAGGTGGTGCACCGGTGCTGTGTAGCTACACCTTCAAGTCAGATGCTGAACGTATCATGAAGAAGTTCAAAAAGTTGAAGCCGGTCAACCTGACACAGACTAAATCTGCTGACACCGAGCGCATTATCAACGAGTGGAACAGTGGCAAGATCAAGCTGTTGATCGGTCACCCTGCTTCAATGGGTCACGGTGTAGATGGTCTTCAGGATAAAGGTTCGATACTGGTGTGGTTCGGTTTGAATTGGTCACTGGAATTGTACGAGCAGATGTGTGGTCGTTTGAACCGTCAAGGTCAGAAGCGTCCTGTGTCTATCATCAGAATCCTGTGTAATGACACGGTTGACCTTGCTGTTGCTGATGCTATTGAACGTAAGACAGATGACCAGGAGGGTCTGAAGAATGCGTTGCAGCGATACCGTGATGGTATCACCACAAACGATTTAACGGTGAATTTCTTTTAACCAGGGAACTGCTTAAATAACCACGTGATGAACGCACCGACAAAAGCAAACCCACTTAACCATTTAACGAACTTACCCAACACTGCCATTGTTTTAACTGTACCGTTTGCAGCGTTCCATGCTAAAACAATGTCACGTGTTGATTCAGTCAATTCTTGTGTTGAACGGGTTAAGTCTTCAATACTTTTAGTGTTACGTTCTTGAGCTACGATCAGATGCTCCCACCGCTTTTCTTCAGATTCACAATGCTCGTGAAATTCTTCAATGTGATCGTCTAGTTTCTGTTGCAATAGGAGTACCTGAGCATCAGTTGACCTTCTTTCTTCCATATCATCAACCTCTGTTAAACACATCGACATCGTAAGTCCTTACGCCATCAGTCCACAACTCTGCTTCAGCAGTCCGACGACGAACTAAACCACGAAGCACACGACCACCTGCTTTGTTCCAGCGTGACAATTGGTATGGTACATCGTCCCAGTCACCACTGTTGATCCGTCGTCTTAGTGTCGAAGCCTTGAACGCACCACTACCGAGGTTATAAACAAAACTCGCCAGTGCTGCACGCTGTTTGTCATTCAGGTACGGTTTGCAGTACATAATCACAGCACGTTCAGCCTTCTCAAGCTCATGGTGTAACCAGGCTTCAGCTTGCTGTTTTGTACACTCAGGGTCGTCACCAGTGACACGACGACCATCAGGGTAACGTGTTGTACCGTAGCCTATGGTCCATACGCCAGCAGCACAGCGATAAGGGGTAGATGAATACCCCTCAAAGCGTATGACCAGATCAACCCCTTCTTTAATCATTTTCGTGCAGACCTATATCCGAACAAGAAACCTAACACTGCTTGGATAGCTTCACCGATAAGTGAACCCCACAGCAGGTCAACCGCTTGCATGGTGTCGTTCAGCGACTCCACGGTGCTCAACACCGCATACGTGTAGAACGAAGCCATGACTGCAAACAACGTGATGATGATGGTCACAGCAAACGGTCTGAGTGCACCGTTCCATGTGTCCACCCATGCTATACCTGTTGCTTTCAAACTAGCTGATGCAATCTTGGCTTGAGACTCATACGCTGCAATGTCAACCTCACGGTCCATCTCAGCAACACGAGTCTCACCCTGCTTCTCAGCAATCTTCAGTTGAAGCTCAGTCTGGATTTTAAGCATCTCGACTTCACGACTGTGCTCACGAGACGCACCCCATTCTTTCAGTAAGTTGGGAACAGTACCGGATATTAAACCGGTGATTGTCGATATTAACGCTGTAATCATATCGCGTTACCCCCTCTTAGTGGTCGCCATTCAAATTTATTACGGTACATTGTGACAGATGTTTTCTCTTCCACTGCTGTATTTCCGAGTTTTAACTTGTTGTATGTGACATTTGCAGAACCGTCATATTTAATATAGTCATCGAAATTTATTCGATTTGCACCCGCTCCTGCTGCATTTCGTTCAAACTCTATTTCTATTGAGCCGGATTCAACATAAAAGACTACGTACTTGCCCTTCTCAGACCCTGTTATCGATTGAATTACTGACTCGTTTGCACCAGATTGGAAGTAAACAGTATCTATTCCGGTTAAATCTAACGTACTAACTACTGAAGTTATAACTAGCTCCCTTTCCGTAATCACATTTTCAGCAGAACCGAAGCCTGTTGATATGTATTTCTCACCATTGTCCAATTCAAATTCTTCGCCTGGAACGATGTCTCTTAGGCTACCAACTGATAAATCGGGGAGAATCCGCAATCCTCTGCTGGATATATCTATAATACCGTAAGAGTTTGATAGTCTGTTTGGTGTCCATATTGTTTCGTGGATTTTAACCTGTTGACCATCGTAACACGAGTATAACGCACCGCTTGGTAAGAACTCAGTTTGACTGTAACCTCCGACTCTATCAACTGCATCTAACATCAACCCAAGGTCCACCGGTGATGATGGGTCTGTGATGTCAAACGCTCTTAGGTTCTTTCGTCCATCAAAAAGACCTGTGTTACCGATAGGTCCAATCAGCAATCTTATCTCTTTGTTACACCCCTGCTGAGGTCCAAGTGAAAACCACGACGCTTTACAATCAGAAGTTCTAACTTGACCAATGAATGTTACTTTACCTAACTCATACTCATAGATATGATGCCATGCAACACGATAACCCAATACAGGATCATCATAAAAAGCCCTATCAACAAGATACACCGAACCATCTTGATTTAGACCGAAACCCATCTCACCGCCTGTTGCACCCGTCGCACCCGTCGGTGGGGATTGTTCAGTTGTTAGTACTTCACCAGGGAACCATTGTAGACCATCTCTGCTGTAGATATAACTTGTCTCAACTTGTGAGTTGATGGTATTAGTCCATGCAACAGGAACCATCATTCTACCGTCAGCATCAACAACCGCCCGCGTTGGTGTAGGGAAGTAAAAGTATTTTTCAAACGGCTTTACGTCTTGGGTTATATTAAACTCTCCAGACCATGTTTCTCCACCGTCATCAGAGGTTATATACTTGGTTTGAGCTGTATTGCTTTCGTCCCATCCTTGCTGTGAGAACCCCCAACCCAATTGACCGTTTGTTGATGAGTAGAAAAGATAAATTTTACCGTCTTTAGGGTTTAAAAATATCGTACCGACAGATAAATTCCACGGTCTACCTTTACTTATCGCTGTTTTGGTTATTGAGTTTCTCCCGTTATCATCTGACAATTTAACGTTGATACTCATCCACGTGGAAACAGATTGACCAGGATCTACATTTTCACCGTGTTTAACGGTGTATGCGGTAACAATTCTTCCTGTTGGGAGAACTAATGTTGCTGGACCTTGGTAGAAAATATCTTCCCCTGAAACACTGTCATTTACCTTATCGGTGTCCGTTGTTAACTCTTGAATTAATTTGTTATTGAACGGTTGACGTTTATTCACAAACTGGACTACCTGTTGTGAATTGCGAGTTTCAAAGTCCATGCGTTTCAGGTCTATCACACCGATGCCCGATGTACTCACTGCACCGTAAGAGTATAAACCCCCATGTCTCTGATCCACTTCATAGTTGCCTTCTGACAGTAATACTTTGTATCCTGTAGATTTGGCGGCACTGATAGCTACATCAGATGGTGTTGCGCCAGAACTGTCAGCACCGTAGTCGTTCGCTGAAACAAAAGGTGTGATAGGTTCAAAATCAGTTATGTCACCGTTAGTGTTGCTGATTCTCAACCACAAAGTGTACCCTGTTGAGCAAATGTCACCGACCCGTGGTGATGAAGGTATTCCGTCCACCATGTTAGCTACGGCAGATTGACTTTGTGAAGCCTTGAAGGTGTAGTTAGTTAAATCTGCATTCAGATGTTTAACACCACCTTGCGTAACACCGTCACCCATGTGGATGCTGTTGTCAGTGGTGTTGAACCACAGTTCACCGATCGCTGGTGTACCTGCCATGATTTCAGCATCAGTACCTCTTCGGTGTTTTACTTGCGTAGCCATTATGCGACACTCCCATAGTCTAATTCGTCACCGACCGTACTTGTCACAAGACCGTAGTCAATGAATTGTTGAGGGTCAAACCCTGGTATTGATTCTATTCTATTGTCAACCACTTCGACAACTTGTCTCTGAGGCATATAGTCATCGGGTGTTATTGAGTCAGGACCAGCTAAAGGTTGAATCATGGTGTCACCACCGATGTTCACATACTCTGCGTCTGTGTCAAAGTTTTCTAATCCTGACTGGTCAGCGTTCCAACGTAACACTTTACCGGAATCAGGGTCTTCCAGTGTCAACGGCAAAGGACCACTGTATGAATCTGACAAAGTGAACGTTCGACTGATTTTATCAAGAATCTGCTGGATTAAAAACGTCAACTTATCCATTGCGTTTTCATGTAAATCAGGGAAGAACGCACCTTGTGAAGTGAACGCAGTTAACTGTGTTTCATCGTAATTAGAACGAATATACCACTCGTAGTTCACCGGTAATGCGCCCTTTATGCGTGTAATCGTTCCTCCACTGTCACCACCGACGGTGTTCACTGTGTAATCGGTGTCCACAACGAGTTCAGACTGAACACCAAGGTCATCAGTCTCGTACACACTCAGGTCGGTTTTATCAACAGCTTTGAACCCATAGCTGAAGGTGTCAGTAATCCCGTTACCAAGATAAGGTCCTGACGTGATTTTTTTAGTGTTTACTGTCATGTTGACAACTCCCAATTATTTAGTTAAGCATATCATCACTTGCGTTCAGGACCAAATAGCAACTGGTGCATAGTCAGTTCTTCACCTTCCGCAACAACATCGTATAAGTGTTCACCAGTCGCCCACGCTTGTGCAGTACCTGGTACACCGAGTGCAGCACCGACAAACTTAGTCGCACCTTTAGCTTGACCCTTCGTGATTTCCTCATCGGTGAAACCTGCTTCAACCAGTTGCGGAATAGTACGAGTACCCTGTTCAATAATAGATTGCATCGGTGAAATGTTGTACCCGAAGTCACCGGTCACAGCGTTAGCAATATCACGAACAAACGGTACTGACTGAACAGGGTACATTGCAACTGCTGTCAACATTCGCTGCAACTTCTCTTCTTCAGTTTCATCTTCCTTGTCGAACTCACCACGCATCATCATCTCGAACAACACAGGTATGGTGAACAAGAACATCGATTTAGCTGCAAGGTTTGTCACCGAGTAAGCACCAGAACGAGCACCTTTCACCAGGTCACGTTCCATATTCCACAGTGAGCTGAAGAACGTCATGAACATGGTGAACATTCGACCTGTCTCACTCTGACCACGCATGATACGAGCAAGGTCTTTCGTTGCACCTGAGCCTTGAACGTTCTCAACAACCCAGTCAGCGTATTGGAACGCACGAGTCTCATCACCCCACTCTTTCATACCTTTGATGTACGAAGCGTGCCATGTTGGTAAGTCCACCAGGTACGTCTGGATCAGTGCGATGTGTTTCATTGACGCTTCTTGTACAGCAGCCATCAAACCACGTTTACCTTCGATACGCTTCATTGCGTTCTTGATCTCACGGTCCATTGTCTGTGCACGATGTTCCATCACCTTCGAGTTCTCAAC